CTTCTCCGTCTGGGATTGTGCAAATCTGCATCTTCTTAGCTGAGAAATATCCCTCGCTATCGTCTACAAAAGCTGCTCCATACTCGCGCATGAAGGAGGAATGAGAAGACCCACCATCTTTTGCCGCCTGAATGATTTCCTGAGAAAGCATGTGCGAAGGTAGGGCTTCATAGCTCATTTGAGCGATGAAATACTTAGATGATGTTATCTCTGGGGACTTGATATTATCAATAAATTCGCAGTATTTTTGATATAAATACTCAAAAGTATAGCTAGCCGAAGAAAGAAAAATAACCCTAGTTTCGTTCTCGAAGACAGTCCTTTTAGCGGGGTCCAACTTGCCTTCTTTAATAAGCTTATCTTCAATTTCGGTAACTCTAATTCTCTCCTTGACGTTCATGGGGACGCTCAAGAAGGGGGTCAAAACAGACTCAACAATATCCTGAGGCATTAATAGGAACTCGTCAATAATCAAGACGTTAGCGCGAAAACCACGAACCTTATCACCGCTAAGAGGAATAGCTGATATAGTAGAAACGTCTCCCGTAGGATGAGCCATGTTCCATTCGAATAAGTCGTTTCTTCTCTGCTTTAGTCCGAAAGCTTGCTGCAAAATAATAGAGCTAGGTGAATCTACTATCTTTTCTAATTCAGTAAATATATGTCTAGCTGTTCTGAATGTAGGGCCAGCTATGATAATCTTTGCACCGGGATTAAAGATGGGATACAAAAAGCAAAAGAAAGCCGCCATGGTACTTTTAGCTCCACCACGGGAAAGAACCGCGAGACTGAAGTTTCTATTAAACCATGCTTTAAGCATGATTTCCTGATAAGGAGCTAACTTAATACCACTAAATAATTCGGTGGCTATATATAGATTATGTCTAAGGAATTTTACCAAACTGGACTGAGCTTGCTTATCTTCTAGCTCCCCTGTTAACTCCATTAAGCCTTGATTAACGTCAGCCAAGTTTAACTCGTATTTTTCTGGGCACCAAAAAGCCATTAGATTAGTCCTTTCTCGTAAGATAACTGTAAGTCGAACTTAAGAAGTTCCCCTTTAGAGGCAAATATCTTCTGGATAATTTCAGTCGCCTTTTTCCTATTATAAACGAATAGGAATTGAACATTAGGAAACTCCTGAATCAAATCTCTCACATTATGGAAGATAAAATCGGGGGTTACTCTCATTCCACGGGGAACATATAAACCGTTGAGTGTAAGGGCGTTACTTATATCAGATTCTATTAAGACTACTAGTCTTCCGCCAGCCTTCCTAGCTCTAACGAATTCAGAATTTAATCGTTTGTAACTGGAGCCGAAACTTGATATGAAATCTCCCAGTGATTTACGTTCGATGAATATGTCTGAAGCCTCGACTCCTTTACCTTCATCATTTCTGTAAATACAGGAATAATCACCAAAGTTAAGAGTTGCAATCTCTGTCCCCCATCTAAATTCAAGAGGTTTTTGTTCTCTCGTGTCAACGAGAATTGTGGGGGTTTGGTGACTAATGGTTTGACTGATTTCATAATAAGGCTCGTATTTCACTAAATACCCCATCTTTAGAAGCTCTCCATAAAAGCTTTCGAATAATTGGGTCATGTAGTTAAAGGATGGTAAATACAAGCTTTTACATTCTACCTCCGAGGGAGCATACAACAAATTTTTGTCTGACTTTCGCTTAAGTAAGTAATCTAAACAGTATTTTTTTTGTCTCTCTTTGTCCTGTTTAATAAACCAAAAATGAAAGTTGTCCTTACAATTAAAATCGTGACTAAAATAGTGTTCTTTATTCTTAAAAGCCATTGGCTCACAAGTAAATAAATCTACTTTAGGAAAATGCTGGGTATAGTATTTTTCCACAGTAGTTTTATGAGAACGTAGATGACGATGTAACTTTACATCATCCTCAAACTCAGTTTTACATATAAGACAATTAACCATTGAATACTTCTCCCCTAGACAGGCCGAATATTCTAGCTTTTGTTTCATCAAGGGCGGATAGTTTCTCTATTTCGTCGCCCAGAAGTCTTTTTCTTTCTTCCGCATACTCTATAAGTCTCTTTCGTCCCTCTTCCTCTTTCCATACTTGGACTAAATTAAGGACAGTCGCGTTTTCTTTAATTTGGTCTTGTATTCTCTGACTGCGTTCTTCAGTTAAAGCCTTAAATAGCTTCTGCTGGCGTTGCACGCTAGAATTGTGCTCCGTTCGGGCAACATTAATAGCTTCTACTAACTGCATGGACATTTTTCCACCCTCTTGGACTATTTTAGTCTGCTCATTTTGAAGCATATTAATAGTTCTTTGAATGCTAGAGGCCATAACAACTTCCGTGCATAGCATAATATACTGGTCTATATCTTCCTTAGTAAGGTCGGGCTTATCAAAGGTATATTTAATAAAGCTGCTTTCAAATAGTTCCCTGTCTGACTTAGTATCATAGGTTTCCATCTGATATACGAACCTGAAATCATGGAGGTAAGTCATCAGAGATTCTATCTCTTTTCTTATCTTAGTAGATATGGTTTTGTAGTCGTAATTACAGCCATGAACATATTTATTAACTCTCGCAACTGCCCTATCTATAGTATTGGGGGCTTTATATTCGGCTTCAACTGAATTAGGGTCCTCGAAAGGAGAAACTCCCTCTAAGTTTTTAATAAACGATAATACTAACTTGACTTCCGAATGTAAATTAGTTAGATTGGGATTATTAAATAAGATTTGGGCTATCTCGAAAGCCTTCATCGTCTGACAGTTATTCTTAATATATTCTTCCTGCTCGGGGGTTAGGGTAATAGCTGGTTTAACGATGGGCGCAGATTGATTTTTAGGAACTATTTTTCTCTCCGCAAGAAAGCTCTTAATAAGTCTTGCGTGTTTGGTAGTTCCCTTGTCGCTAACATCAGGTCCGAAAGCCAGACGAATTAACTCTGAAATAGATGGAGGGTCATAAGGTCTATTATTCCACTCGTCTAGGATTTTTTGCTTCTGTTCGTCTGTTAATGTTAATTCGCTCATAGAATATCTATTTCGCCTCTATTTAAGCTTTCTTTTACCTTCTTCATAATCGTCTTTCGAAGGTTTTTAATCTGTTTGTAACCGGGAGCGCGATGTTTTTCTGAAGTTTTAAAGCCCATAATTGCCGCCGCTTCTTCTTCGCTCTTATGCTCAATAAATAAGAGCTTGTAACATTTCCACTCCGAAGGCTTTAGAATCTCTTCCATTCTTTTGTGAATATTGGGGGCGGTCCTTTCTATATCTATAGTATCTTCGTAACGGTTGAACACTTCTTGAGTATGATTGTCTAATGGGACTGGCAACTTAGTATCATAGGCACGCTTTTTAGTCTTTTCCCATCTAGCATAAAGAGGACAAGTAGAGCATTGCTTAGTGTATATGTTGCATAAGTCATCCCCTTCCGCAGCAGCACATTTTAAGCATGGCCTTGAGAAGTTATAATACATATTCCTAATCAAGTTCTTAATTTGACTAGAAATAACGGTATTAATCCAAGGGGCTAAGGGTCTGCTGGCATCATAAAGATGCCACTTCTTAAATATATGTATCCTAAGGATTTGCGCAACATCATCGAAATCGAACCAAGATAACGCCGTCAGGGTCCAACGGCTCTTGCGCTTATTTATTTCGTTATCTATCTCCCCGATATGCTCTTCGAAAAGGGGAGCATTTTTTTTGCGTCGGGGCATAGGTTACTTTTTCTTACCGCGAACCCTGTTTTGGGGTCTAATAGAGCCAGCTTCCCTAGAAAACTCTTCTAGAAACTTTTTCTGTGATACTTTGGGTCCTTGTCTTGATGGGAGGTTGGCTTTAGAGCCTCCTACACCGCTCATAAGAACATCATTTAGAGTGCTCTTGGGTCTGGCGGGGGCTATAATTTCAGATTCTAGCTCTAAATCTTCGGCGCTTAAGGAAGTTACTGCATTATCCGCGTCATCATCGTCATCATCTAGGGTATTATCGTCATCGTCATCTGGAGGGGGAGTAACGAAAGTAGAAACTTTGGCCGTTGTTTTGCTCAGAAAGGACTTGCCACAATAGCCACAGAAAGCAGGCGTCTTAGACGAATATTCAGTCCCCTGACCACAAGACTTACAATAATACTTAAGCATAACTGTTAGATTATGTTACACTTAAAGGGATGTTTCTAGAAAATCTTTATTTTTTTTATAGCCCACTTAACTACTGTAATTAAAATAGGATGCATTCTAAACCATTCATTTTCAAAAATTCTAAAGGAGTAGAATACAGCGTGACTGTAGAGAATATTCCCCCGAAGAGGGAAGCTTTAGGGGAATGTGATGCCCCTTGGAATAATAACCCTAAGATAGTGATAGAAGCAGACTTAACCGATAGGAGAAGGCTTTCAGTAGCTATAGAAGAGATAGCTCATGCCTTCTTTTTCGAAAGACCCGAAAAAGATATAAAGAAATTCGCCGCTACTTTAGCGAAATTCCTTTATAAAGATGATTGGAGAAAGACTTATTAAGCTATAGGAGCATGAATAGCTTCCAAAGCACTTACTAAGAACTTAAGGAATTCGGACCTAACAATGTCCTCTTTCCCAAATTTAAAATGGTAAACTCCATGTTCAGCCGCTCCCTCATAACTAGATAAGTGATTGGCTAAGGTCTCAAATCCGCCCCGATTACCGTTCTTTAAGTCTGTCTGACTAGGGTCAGCGATAACGAAACACTTAGAAAAGTGACCGAAACGAGTTAGAATGGTTACTATTTCCTTCATGGAGCTATTTTGAACTTCGTCAAATACTATTGCTTTTGCGTTCCAGCTTAAACCACGAGCGAAATTAGTTGGAAAAGCAACAGCCCTCTCTTGTTTAAGGAGATTGTCGGCTTCCTGCTTGGGGAGTAGCTCTTGCAGCTTATCCATAAACGGGATATTATAGAACTGCATCTTATCACCTATGCTTCCCGGTAAATAGCCTGTTTTACTATCCGAACTTTCTACAGCGGACCTTACGTAAATTAATTCCGAAACCCTCTTTTCATTTAATAGCTTTAAAGCACAGTAAATAGAAATTAAAGTCTTGGAAGTTCCCGCGCAACCAGAAACAAACATAACTCTAGTATTCTTGTCTAGAGCTAATTTTATGAATTCTTTTTGTTTTTCGGTCCAGTTTAATTCTCTGATGTTCAAAATACCCTGAAGCTTATCCCTTTGATGAACGTATAACGACTCGTCCTTGTTTCTTTTTTTCATATAGTAAGAACCACAATAGATTACACTAGAGACACTTTCGAATAAAAAAATCGGTTAAAATCTACTTTAAATTTCACAAAATCACTTATCTATTTTAATTTAATCGTGCTTTTGTAAGATTGACAAGATTTAAAACTATTCCTAGAATTAGGTTATGGATGCAGCAGAAAGAGTTAAAAAGCTGTTCCTTTTCCTTCGGCGGGAATGATAGAGGATTCTATAAGAGACGCGGAATGGGACGCTCTGTATAAACCATTGGAAGTGTCTCAATATCACCACGTTAAACCTCATTTTATGAAGGAAGTATGGAAACGAGCAAACGAAAAAGTGGAAGTTTAATAACGGAACTAATATTCATCCTTATAGGATTTGGCTTATTATTCCTAAAACTATGGTTTCCCATCCCTTGGTTGGTTATCCTAGCGGTGGCGACATTCCCAATGTGGTTTGGTTGGCTCTTTGCCATTAGCGCTTTTATTTTATCGTTGCTCGCCGCTTTCTTAGGCGGGGTTTTAATCTGGATTTTTGGAAAAAGCAAATGACCCTACAGGACAGAATTGACAATTACGTTGCCGAGACTGGGTTTCCTAGAACTTTATTTTTAGGAGAAGATGGGCGTCTAGTCGGCACTTGGGTTATGGGAAATAACTATCATGTCACAACTAGCTATTATGGAGGTTATCCTCACGGTTACTTAAAACGAATTAAGGCAATGTTTCCCGATAAACGGAACGTGCTTCATCTTTTTTCGGGCAAGGTAGACACGAAAATTATTCCCGGTCAAACAGTTGATATAAATGATACAAACAAAGCCGATTATGTAGACGATGCCCAAGAGTTAACAAGCGTACCTCTGGAACTCTTCGACCTTGTTTTAGCTGACCCCCCTTACTCCGTAGAGGACTGCGACCACTACCAAACTACGATGATTAAACGGAACAAGGTAATGGACGCTCTAGGGCGCAGACTTTCAACTAAAGCTCATGTTGTTTGGCTTGACCAAGTACTTCCAATGTATCGTAAAACAGATTTCGATATGGTAGGCGTTATCGGTATGGTAAAGTCTACAAACCATCGTTTTCGAGTAATAACTATTTTTCAAAAAAAATAAATGACTACTATAACTTGCGACCTTTGTAAAAGTAAAATAAATGGACAACCCATCAAAGTTATTATGCGCGATGGCGAACACCCGCATAATGGCTCAACTATGTATACTACAGTTGATTGCTGCGATTTCTGTATTCGGAAGCTTCCTCTAGAATGTAACGCGGAAGTAGACGATTATAAACAATAATATGTATACCCTATATTTCAAGCATGAAGGGAATTGGTATCATTACGCCACTTTTGACGGTAGCGAAATTCCTAAATATGTAGAGTTTATAAAAGTAGATAAAAAAACTAAATTTAGATTAGTCAAGACTGAGCTTCTGGTTGAGGGGACGGCTGAACGGGTTGCGAAGACTTTAAGCGAGCTTTAACGATATACTTTTCCTTGATTTGCTTTAATAAATCTGGATGTGCGGCTTGCCATTTCTTAGCATTACTTACGTAACGTTCTTTATTCTGTTGATAATGAGATTTCTGGCGTGCATCTTGACAAGACTTACAATCATATCTCAGTCCATCTTTAGTAGCCGACTGTTTACGAAATTCGCTAATAGGCTTTTCAACTTTGCATTTGGAACAAGTTTTCAATATATCCATATAGATAGATTACACACAATTAAGGATTTTTGAAAAATTATTTATGAATGAAGATGTCAAATTTTCTGATACGGGCGAAGCTCACCTTCACCCTAATACAGACTGCCCTTATGCTGGAGACTGTCTAGTGGAAATAACCGATGGCCAAGAAAAATATGTCTATTGCGAGGGGTGCGATAAGACTTGGAACGTAAAAGAACTTAAAACTATATGAGACCAGTCCATAACTCAATTGTCTTCTTTAATAGAACTCTTTATAGACAATACCCAATGACCTTCGATTGCCGCAAAATTCTTAACGAACATATGGAATCTAAAGTAATCCCCCTACATAATAGGTTTGACAAAGAGGGATTTTTACAACTACCTAATTATGGGAAATTGTCTGGGATTTTTGAAAATAAGCTATGAAACAACAACGCTCTCGCATTTTTCCAGAAGTGTTTGATAT